GCCCACGACAGGCGGGCCTCGGCGCCGAGGATGTTGCCGGCGATCGCGCCGCCCTGGACGGTCCCGTCGGAGTTCATCGCGCCGAGCATCGGCATGAACGGCCGACCCGTCGTGTCACCCTGCGCGAGCAGGACGGAGTAGAGGGCCGATGGGACGAAGGCGAACTGCGCCGGCTGGAACCGGGTCGCGTAGTACTTCACGACGTTGCCGAGCTCGCCGACCCACGGCGTGGCCGCCGTGATCGCCGTGCCCGAGGCCGTGGCGCCGGCCTCCACGGCCGTCTTGATGGCCGTCTCGGAGGCCTGCGAGTAGGCCTCGAGGAGATCCTGGAAGATGATCGCGAGGACCGACGGGTCGCCACCATCGAGAGCCTGCCGGCTCACGTCGGTATACGTCCCGTAGGCCGACGGCGTCACGGTGACGGCCGTCGTCGCGATGTCGGTCGCGGTCGGGGCAACGCCCTCGGCGAAGGTCGCCACCGTGCCGGACGTCGTGACCTTCGGGAAGATGCGCGGACGGGCGTCGGAGATCGGGACGCGCTGGAAGGCGGAGCCCATCGGCCGGCCCTTCAGGATCCGCGGCGTGAGCAGGCCCGGGAGATAGTCGTTCGGGTAGGCGCCGGGGATTTCGGAGCTGATGACGTCGCCGGCCCGCTCTGCGTAGCCGGGATCGAAGACTCGCGAGTACGAGTCCCGCTCCATCTTCTCGGCGATCTCCTTCAGGTGCGACTGGTGGCGCCGCACGCGGTCGCCGGCATCGGCCCGGCCGTCCGGCACGAAGCTGCCGCCGATCAACCAGGTGTCGTGCATGTAGTCGAACTCGGCGTCCCGGCCGTAGACGAGCTCGGGCCGGGTGATGCTGATGCGGCTGCCGGCGAACCGGGCCGCGATATCACGCTGCTCGAGAGTGGTCCGCTCGGCGGCGGTCAACGGGGGAACGGCCCCGTGAGTCTCCGGCGGCGTCGGGTCGGGGGTCGGCTCCGGCGTCGGAGTGGGCGTCTCGTTCTCCACGGTGTCCTCCATGTCTCGGAGCGCGATCCGCGCACCGTCGTAGGCCGGAGCTTCTGATCCGGCGATGCCGCTGAACTTCGCTTCGCGATGGATCGCGACGCCCTCACGGGTCCGTCGGACGACGGGCGGATGGGTGAACTCGACGGATACGCCGTTCAGGCCGTCGGCGACGTCCTCGAGGTAGGCGTCCCCGCGTGGGCCTGACCGGATGCGGGCCTGGAAGTGGACGCCATCGGCCTCGTCGCGGAGGGCGACGACGGACCCGATGGCCCGCTCGCCGTGGGCCGGCCGGTACGGCAGCCGAGCGCCATCGGTGCGGCCCATCCAGCGGCTGACGTCTTCGCGGAACGCGCCCGGGGCGAAGGCCTCGGGGCCGACGTCGGTATGGCCGGCGATCTTGCCGTAGGGAACGACGATGCCCTCGATGAGGCGGGGGTCCTCGGCGGCCTGCCGGACGGCCGAGACGGTGTCCGTCGTCCTCACGGCTTGCCCTCCACGACGCGGACGCCCGTCGTCTCGTAGACGCCCTGACGGCGGAGCGCCTCCTCGGCCTCGGCCTTCGACTCGGCGTTGCTCTTGTCCACGGCGTCCTGGACGGCCTTCTGTCGCTTCTCCTCCTCGGCACGGGCTACGTGGCGAGGGTCCTTGTCAGCCATTCGGGCCTCCCATCGGCATGGCGTCCGGGGCCGCGACGACAGGTGCCGGCGGCGGCGGGTTCAGTTCTTCGGGGTTCTCGACAGGTGGAAGGCGCTCGATGTTCCGAACGTCCTCCGGCAGCATCCAGGCCTTGCCGCCGAGGGCGAACTGGTAGGCCTGGAAGCGGTTCAGCTGGACGCCCTCGATGAGCGGCGTGATGTCCATTTCCATGTAGCGACCGCCCGGGAGCTGGTCGGTGATGGCGTCCTCGATCGCCCTGATGTAGTTCCGCAGGGTGTACCGGACGAGGTCCTGATTGCCGGCCTCGGACGTGTGGTACGTCTCGCTGTCGCCGGTCGGGGCGTTCAGGATCCGGGTCGGGATGCCGAAGTAGCGACCGATGTCGGCCACGAGCTCGCGACGGGCCTCCACGGCGGAGGCCTGGGTCGGGTCAATTCCCGTCTCGACCGCCTTCAGGCCGCCCGACAGGACCGGCGGATGGTCGGGGCCCAGCCGGCGCTTCTCGGTCCACCGTTCCCCGAGGCTGTTGGCGACGGGGTCCGACAGGTTGGCGTCCGTCGTGAGGTACAGGGACGGACTGCCGCCGCCCTGCCAGTAGCGGGACGAGTAGTTCTCGGCCGCGATCGCGGCGGCGAACGTCGCTCGAGCGAGCTGGATGACGCCGCCGAACGTGTCCAGGACCCCGGGCTGCGGACTGCGGTGGATGATGACCAGGTCCGTGGCCGGGGTTTCCACGTCATGGACGAAGTATTCCGTGGGCGGAAGAATCTGCCACTGGTCGTAGACCCTCGGCTGCACGAGGGCCGGCTGGAGGTAGACCAGGGACATCGGGACGCCCTCGGAGTCCGTTCCGCCGGCCTTCAGGAGGTAGCAGACGTCATAGAGGGCGAGCGTCGAGACGACGAGGCTCACCCACTCCCGGCGGGTCCGCTGCGACTGCGGCCGGTTGACGAGCCTCGAGGATGGCAGCGTCAGACCCTGCCGACGCTCCTCCCAGTCGAGCTGACTCACGCCGTTGGCGAGGATATCCAGGGAACGCCAGACGGCGGAGATTCCGAGGGACGTCGTCCCGCTCACGCCGGCCGGGAGGACGCCGCCGTCGGAGGGGAAGCCGACGAACGCCGCCGGGGTCGGAAGGACGTCGCGTCTTGCGAATAATGCGTCTGTGATCCGACCCACGAACCGCTTATACCACGAAAGACGCGGTCGGACTAGGTGATTTTCGGCTGCGGACCCCGATAGATGGCCGCATGGACAGCCAAAGTCATCGCCAATACGGCGTCGATCGGGCCGAGAGACGCCGCCCGCGAGAGGCGGAACGCTCCCTCGTGGCCCACCGGACGCCTCGCGGCGAGAGGGATCTGAGCGTCCAGGAGCGGATCGTCGACCGCCACTCGGGCGGAACGGATGAGCTCGTCCACGTCCATACAGGCGTCCACCATCGAGCCGGCCTTCAGGCCGTCCCACGGCAGGCCGGACTCATCGGCGTGGCGCAGGAAGGCCGGCGCCGCCCCCGAGACGGTGTCGAAGGCGATCACGCTGATCTCGTCCGGGAAGTCCTCCACGGCGGCGATCACGCGAGCGGCCGTGACGGGGTCCGCTTCCGATCCTCGAACGTCACGGAAGACTTCGACCCCGACACGGCCGTCCGGCCTCATCCCGGCAACGCAGATCGTCGCACGCAACCAGCCCGGTTGTACATCTACCCCGAGGGCGAAGGGTCCGGCCAGCCCATCCAGAGGGGCACCTGTACGACAGGCCGACCAGACTCCGGGATTGAACGCCCCTTCGGCCCGGACGTCAACGAAGTGGTTCAGGCGTTCCCGGCGCCATGAGTCCGGGGGCAGGATGGAATGCTCCATCGCGATCGCCTCGCGGGTCAGGCGACCGTCGCCGAGGGCGGGGTTCGCCTGCCGGATCTGGGTCCAGTCCAGGCCGGCGTCGGGGTCCTCGGACTCCCACCACGCTCCGTAGAAGGTCGGGTCAGGCTTCTCGTCGCCGCTCGCTTGACGCTTCAGCTTGTCGTAGAAGCTGCGCAGGATGACGGACTCGAGGTTCCCGGCCGTGCTCGTGAGGAACATGATCGGGCTGCGCTGCGCCGATTGCGTCGGCGACAGAGCCTCCCACATGTCCCAATCCTTTTGCGTGAGCATCTCGTCCCACGCGATCGCGCCGGCAGACAGCCCCCGGGAGCTCCCGGGCTGGCCGGTGACGGTGTCGAGGGTCATGTCTTCGACGGTGATGCCGAAGTGTTCGGTGAGCTTCACGCCCTTGTGGCGTGTGGCTTCCCTGGAGGCCTCCAGGAGCCTCGGGATGCCCGAGAGGTCGCCGTAGACGCCCTTGTAGATGATGCGGGCCTGCTTGGCGTCGTGGGCTGCGGCGAGGAGCGTCCTCCACGTCGAGAAGGGCGGGATACAGCGGCCCTCGTCCAGGAGCCAGCCGTAGAAGCTGCGGATGATGACGGATTTCCCGTTCTGCCGGCCGGTGCTCAGAAGGACGATCCGGTGGACGAGGTCGCCGTTCTTGTCGTGGCGCAGGGCCCGGTCGATCGCGTGGGCCTGCCAGCGGCCGAAGGTGATCCCCAGCTCGCGCTTCCCCCACGCCTGGACGAGCTTGCCGTAGGTCCCGGTCACCCCGGGCGGATCCGGGCTTTCCCAGCGTGGGCCGGGTGATCTCGTTGACCTTGCAACCACTTTCGGTTTATTCCGAGGATTTTGGGGGGTACGAGGCATTTACCACGGAAAACGGCCGGCCCGCCATCACGCCCACCGTGATGGCCGAGGACGAGGCATCTGAACACGATTACCTCGTGCACTGTTGCACTTGCGATGTGCAGCACGCAGGTTGTAGAGCTCGTCACCACCACCGTGCGAGCGTGGGATCACGTGGTCTGCAGTGTCCGCTCCAGGTAGGAAGCACAGCCAGCAGATCCCACCGTCACGCTCCAGCACGGCGGCCGTATTCCACTTAGCCACTAGTGGTTACTCAGGATGATCGCGATATCGTCCAGGTCCGAAGGCCTCCACAAGAAGACCTCGATCCCTGGAACGTCGTGGAGCATGGCCAGCCATCTCACTTGGTGATCGCTGAGGCGACCGCTTTCACGCTTCAGCTCGGCGAGGATGAACCTCGGCGGCTTGACCATCGCGAGGTCCGGCCATCCACGCTCCGACCACTTGCTCAGCATCGGGTGATAGACGGACCAGCCATAGATCGCGGCAAGGTCCAGGACTTGGCGCTGGAACTCCTTCTCGGTGATCGGCGGGATCCTCGCCGGCTTGACGGTCATCCGGTCGTACTGCCTGACGAGGTTGCGCTTGAGGCTGCGCTGTTGCTCACGCTCACGGTACTCGGGGTGTTCCGCTCGATAGCGTCGGAAGTAGGCACGACGGAACTCAGGCTCGTGCCAATGGCCGCCACGAGATCCCGGGCCGGTAGGTATCGATCGAGAGGAGCGTCGCACCCGTTCACGTTACGAGTTCCACCGATCCGACCGAAGCTGTTCCCACCGTTCCCAGTCGCCTTTCAGGGCGGCTTCCCTGATCTCCTTGTCCTGGCGCCGCTTCTCGTCCTGGGCGAGCTGCAAGGCCTCGTCAACGGCGTCGGTCCCGATCAGCGGCCTCACGGCCTCGTACTCGCCGTCAGGATCGTCCAGGGCGAGCATCGCACGCTCGTA